CGGTCGTGAACAATGACTCCTGAATGATGTCTTCGCCGCGCATACTTGGGTGGTGTCAGTCGGTTATTGATGTGGATAGTCTACCAAGGCCCCATTTTGTGGGGTAGAAAATCAACAGCCTGTTAAAAATCTCGCCTGAATGCTTGCAATAGTTCCTTAAAAGAACTAATATTAACTTAACGGTAAGGGAATGGCCCTCGCCAAAACCGCCGGGGCGGAACCCCGAATCCTGATAGGAGCAACATCATGTACTACGTCATCGAAACCAAGTATGTTGGCCCCAATAAAGGTCAAGATCAGTACGTTGATGTCGATAAGATCGAGATCAGCACCTCCCCGGCAATCACCAACAGCAGTCACGAAGAGCGCACCGACGGTTGGTGTGGCACTACCGATGACTGGGCTGTTTATGCCCACGGTGAGTACGACACCATCGAAGAAGCTCGCGCCGCGATTATTGAAAAGTTCGGTGAAGTGCGCGATTCCGACCCCAACGGCGACAGGTTTGAATCAGACGATGAGGACGTTGTTGAGACCTACAAGCCCGGCAAATTCGCGCCGATGAGCAGCCATGCCACAGCCGATTGGGCTTATGAGGGTATTCAGTCCGACATCGAAGCAGATACGTCCGATGAGCGCATTGCTGAGCTTGTGGCGATGTATGAGGCAGAAGCCAACAGCATGGGCTACACCCTGCACGGCGATTTGGAAGACTTCATGTATGAGCGCCGTCAGGAATTGCGCGTTGAGCGGGAATATGAAGCCTGATTCTCTAATCCACCTGCGAGTACCAGCGGCCACAAAAGGCCGCTGGGTTCGCGCAAGCCGGGCCGCTGGAATGCGGCTCACAGAATGGATTGAGCAGGCAGTAGAGGAATATATGAGCAATCAGATGGCGAAAGTGGCAATCCCGGATGATATCGAATTTTCAGACCTCAACCTGGCGTATGATGCAGATGGCCATATCAGCTTTGATATGGCGGTAATTGAGCGGATTTGTCAGGCCAGTAATCTGCCGATTGAACTATTCACTGATGCACCTGAGGATAACGTCTGCGGCTTGATCGTGACTTGGTATCAGGCCCATCGCCAGAGCGGGGGTGCTGCCGATTCGGTGGCAGAGTCCTTGATCGCAGAAGTGGTGGCGGAGGAACGGTCCGGGCAAACTGTCAGTCATCAACCAGGACGAGCATGATGACGCATGAACAATACAAACAAGCCCAGCAACAGCTGGGCTTCTACGGGCGCGGCAAACTGGCTGGCTGGCTGGATGCACTGGGCATCAGCGAGTCAAGCCACAAAAAATACACCAGTGGGCACGCACCAATACCGCCGGTGGTCGAGAGACTGATACGCGCGCTAATCAGGCTCAATGAACTGGAAAAATAGACAGGCTGTTTATTTATCCATGATTTTGTTGCAATCGCTGGATATCCATACTAAATTATCTATATAACGTGCCAGAGTTGGCACTAACTGGGCCTCGCAATCGCGGGGCTTTTTTTGTGCCTGAAATTCTCGCTGTGAAGCGACAGGCTACCGCTGTGAAGCGGCAGATACCGAACCCGGCGGACAACCCGGGCCCAAATTCAGCCATTCGTGAGAATCGCTATGCCTACCCAATACGACAAGCTGATCCAGGCAGCTGCAGCAAAGCACTTGCCTGATCACGATTGGCGTCTCCTCAAAGCGCAGTACCTGGCTGAATCCAGACTGGACCCGAGTGCGGTGTCACCGGTCGGTGCTCAGGGTATAGCGCAATTCATGCCAGGCACTTGGTCTGATGTGGCAAAAGAGCTCGGCTATCCTGCTGATATCACCCCATTTGACCCTGAAGCCGCTATACCGGCAGGCGCCTATTAAATGGCCAAGCTGCTGAATAGTTGGTCGGCTCCTCGCCCTGATATTGATCGCTACTGTCTCGCACTGGCCAGCTACAACGCCGGCTTCGGCAATCTACTTAAAGCGCAGAAGGCTGCAGGCGGTGCAAACGATTACGCCAGTATCATTCGATCGCTCCCCCATGTGACCGGCCACCATGCGGCCGAGACAACGGCTTACGTGAAGCGCATCCTGAACTACTTCAACCAGATGGTGACAGGGTAATGCCAGAAAAGGATCCGACCAGTTACCAGCTGCTGACATATCTGTGGGTGATGGTTTTGGCTGCATGGGGCGGTATCGCAAGCTATATCCGGCGAGTGAGATCAGGCACGGCTGAGAAGTTCTCGATAATGGAGCTGATCGGCGAGATTGTTATTTCAGGCTTCACCGGAGTGCTGACTTTCTGGTTGTGCGAGCTGGCTGGCTTCCCTGGTCTGCTGACTGCGGCATTTGTTGGCGTGAGTGGGCATATGGGTAGCCGGGCAATCGCGCTGATGGAAGACTCGTTCAAGCGCAAGATGGGCGTTCGATGATTACCCAGGCCCGCATATTCCTGCTGCTGGGCGGAGTGGCGGTGGTATCTGGTTTGATCTGGTCACTGATGACCATCGGTGAACTGAAAGCAGAGGCTCGCCAGTCAGAACAGGCCATCATTTCCCTGAGCCAGACCATCCGCGAGGAGCGCGCACGCTATGAGCAGACTGACCGCATGCTGGCAGAAACAGCCCGTCAGCGTGAAGACGCCAGCCGCCGCGCAAATGAACTGGCTGATCAGCTGCGCGCTCTCTCGGGTGCAGACCCCTGTCTTGATGCTCGCATCAGTCCTAATACTGCTGAGCGGGTGCGCCAGTACCGAACCAGCCCCCCGTTATCTGAGGGAGCCGGTGCCGCAGGTGTGGACTGATACGTTCACACCGCCAGCCCTGAACGGCACGTACGGCGATTATATGGCGCAGTGTGAGCTGATCATCCAGCAGTGCAATGCGGACCGGATCAGCGTCAGGCGGTGGTCTGATGAAGCGACCGAGGAGGTTGAAAAGTGATCTGGCATATCTATCGAATGTATGAAGCGAGTGCCCGTGCCAATGCTCGCATCGCTCTCGCCTGGCTGAACCTGTATGCCAAGTAAACCGCCGCGTCCATGCCGGGCACCAGCCTGTGGCCGTAAGACAACGGCTGCACATGGATACTGTGAGGATCACGCTCATCTGCACAAGCCGTGGGGAACCCGCAAGGGATCGGGCCGTGGTGGCCGACCCTGGCGGCGCAAGCGCGATCATGTGCTGCAGCGTGACAAGGGTCTCTGTCAGCCGTGTCTGAAACAGAACAGGATCAGCCCGGCTACTCAGGTAGACCACATTACTCCAGTGGCTGAGGGCGGTACGGACGCGGACAGCAACCTGCAGGCGATCTGCAAGGCCTGCCATGACGTGAAGACGCAGGCTGAGGCGAAGCGAGCGCAGCAGGGGTAGGGGGGTGTGAATCTCTGCAGGAAAAGTGCTCGGACACCGCCGCCGAAGTCATTTTTTTACAGCCGCGAAATATGAAAATCGATACCGGCGCGATTGGAGGGTGACATGGCAGGTACTTCGCGCAGTGGTCGCAAGCCCAAGCCGACCCGGCTGAAGCTGCTACAGGGCAACCCGGGCAAGCGCAAAGTGAATGACAGTGAGCCGCAAGCAGAATCCCTGAACGCTGCGCCGCCAGCGCCCGAATGGATGCACGAACGTGCGGTAGCCGTTTGGGATAACGCCGCGGCTTGGTTGGTCGGTGCCCAGATTCTGACCGATCAGGATCTGCATAACCTCGAAGCATTCTGTATGGCTTATGCACGCTGGCGCGATGCTCAGGACCACGTAACCACCAACGGCGCCGTGCTCGAAAACCCGAACACCGGTGCCCTTTACAAGAACCCAGCTCTCACCGTGATCAACGAAGCGAACCGTCAGATGGTTGTGTTTGGTTCAGCCCTTGGACTGGATCCGGCAAGCCGCTCCCGACTGGCAGCGCCTGGCGGTGAAGAAGCGGGCAACCCATTCGCCGAACTGCTCGGCAAGAAGCGGGGCGGGAAGTGATGAGACTCAATGGCCAGTTATCCGAACGTCAATGCCGCGAACAAGTACGCGCGGGACATCGTTGCTGGCCGCATTGCTGCATGCAAGGAGGTGCGGCAGGCGTGTAAGCGCCACATCGATGACCTGAAGGCATCAAAGAAGCGCAGTTATCGTTTCACATTCGATAAGGATCAAGCCGAGAAGGCCTGCGTATTCGTTCAGCTGCTGCCCCACACAAAGGGCCAGTGGGCACGAGAACGCAAGCTGATCGAGCTGGAGCCCTGGCAGAAGTTCATATTCTGCTGCGTCTTTGGATGGGTGAAGAAGAAAGACGGCCTGCGCCGTTTCTCTGAAGCTTACTGCGAGATCCCGCGAAAAAACGGCAAGTCAGTGATTGCCGCTGGCGTGGGTATCTACATGTTGTGCGCCGATGGCGAATACGGTGCCGAGGTCTACTGCGGCGCGACCACAGAGAAGCAGGCATGGGAGGTGTTCCGCCCGGCCAAGCTCATGCTTGAAAAAACACCGGCGCTGAAAAACGCCGCCGGCATCGAGATCATGGCCAAAAACATCAGCATGCCCGCTGATGGCAGTCGGTTTGAACCGCTGATCGGTAACCCCGGCGACGGTAGCTCTCCCAGCTGCGCGTTGGTTGATGAGTACCACGAACACGACAGCCCTGATCTCTACGAGACGATGATGACGGGGATGGGCTCGCGTGAGCAGGGCCTGATGTTCATCATCACGACAGCAGGCTTCAACCTCGCCGGTCCCTGTTACGACAAGCGCCGCCAGGCCCAGCAAATGCTGGACGATGTCATGCCGAACGATGAGTTGTTCGCCATCATTTACACCATCGATGCAGAGGATGACTGGCAAGACCCGGCCACCCTGCGCAAGGCTAACCCGAACTTCGGCGTATCGGTCAGCGAAGAGTTCCTGCTCAAGCAGCAGCGCGACGCCATCCGGTACCCAAGCCGGACCAACGCCTTTCTGACCAAGCACCTGAATGTATGGGTATCGGCCCGCACCGCCTGGCTCAACATGGCCGACTGGCATGCCTGCGGAAATCCGGAGCTCACGCTCGACCAGATGGAAGGCCGTGATTGCTGGCTGGGTGTCGACTTGGCCAGCAAGACGGACATTGCCAGCATCGCGCTGCTGTTCAGAGACAAAGACGAAAACGGCCGCGATCGCTGGACCACGTTCACTCGCAACTACCTGCCAGAAGGCGCAATCGAGCGTGCTGGGAACAATCGCGCTGCTTATGAGGCTTGGCAAAACGCCGGCCACCTGGTCGTCACAGACGGAGAAGAGATCGACTTCGACCAGATACGCGAAGAGATCCGCGACCTGGCCGCGCTGTTCCAGATTAACGAAATCGCCTACGACCCCTGGCGCGCCACCCAGCTGGCCCACCAGCTGATGAAAGACGGCGCCGAGATCGTGGAATATCGCAACACCGTCCAGAACATGAGCCCGCCCATGCGAGAGATGGAAGCAGCAATCACCGGCAAGCGCTTCATTCACTCGGAAGACCCGGTACTGACCTGGATGGCCAGCAACGTCACGGCCAAGTCAGACGCCAAGGACAATATCTACCCGCGCAAAGAGCGCAACGAGAACAAGATCGACGGCATCATCGCCATCCTCATGGCGCTGGGTCGGGCCATGAACGCAGACGCACCCGGAGACGAAACCCTCTCCGACCACCTTGAACAGTACGGAATCAGGACGCTTTGATGGGCATCATCTCCAAGATTTTCGGACGTAAGGCATCGCCTGATGCGATCGACACCCCCGAAAAGCTGGCTGCCTATCTGGGCGTCAGTGCCGAAACCTTTACCGGCCGGCAAGTCACAGCGAAGACCGCCATGCAGCTGGTGACCGTGTTCGCTTGTATCCGCGTGCTGTCCGAGTCTGTCGGCATGCTGCCATGCAAGCTGATGACCGAGCAGGGCAACACCCGACAGGCAGCCACCAGCCATCCTCTGTATGAGCTGCTGTCACTGGCGCCGAACAACTACATGACGGCTCAGGAGTTCTGGGAACTGGTCATTGCCTGCCTTGGACTGCGTGGCAACTTCTACGCCTACAAGGTCGTGGTGATGGGCAAGGTCAAAGAGCTGTTGCCGATCGACCCGGGTGCGGTCAAACCCAAGATTCTCGATGACTGGTCAATCGTATACGAAGTGACCTTTCGCAACGGCACCAAAGACGTACTAACACAGGATGAGATATGGCACGTTCGCACCCTGACACTCGACGGCCTGACCGGACTGAATCCAGTCGCCTATGCACGGCAGGCAATCGCCCTGGGCCTGGCTACCGAAGAGCACGGCGCACGCCTGTTCAAGAACGGGGCAGTCACCAGCGGCGTACTGCACACCGAACAGCGCTTGAGTGATGACGCATTCAAGCGCCTGCAGAAGCAGTTCCAGGAAGACCATGCAGGCCTGACCAACGCCCACAAGCCCATGATTCTTGAGATGGGGCTGGACTGGAAACCGGTTGCGCTCGATCAGCAAGACAGCCAGTTCCTTGAAACGCGCAAGTTCCAGCGTGACGAAATCTGCGCGATCTACCGAGTGCCACCGCACATGGTGGCCAACCTCGAACGTGCCACCTTCAGCAACATCGAACACCAAGCCATGAGTTTTGTGAACTACTCGCTGGTGCCATACCTGACCCGCATCGAGAACCGCATCCGGGTAGGGCTACTCAGCAAGCAGGATCGAGCAACCCACTACGCCAAATTCAATGCAGGCGCACTGTTGCGTGGCGACCAGAAGAGCCGCTTTGAATCCTACGGCCAGGGTATCAACTGGGGCATCCTCAGCCCGAACGAATGCCGCGATCTGGAAGACCTTAACCCGCGTGACGGTGGTGACATCTACCTGACGCCCGTCAACATGACAACACGACCGGAGGCCAGCGATGCTGACAACCAAACGCCTTGATGTGCCGCTGACCATCAAGTCCGTCAACGAAAAGGGCGAGTTTGAAGGCTACGGCTCCATCTTCGGCAACAAAGACTCATACGATGACATTGTCGTGGCTGGCGCTTTCAAGGCCAGTCTTGATCGATGGCAGGAAAAGGGCCGTCTGCCCGCACTGCTTTGGCAGCACAACATGCAGGAACCGATCGGCGTCTATACCGAAATGCGTGAAGACGACGTGGGCCTATACGTGAAAGGCCAGCTGCTGATCGATGACGACCCCCTGGCCAAGCGTGCCCATGCCCACATGAAGGCTGGCAGCCTCAGCGGCATGTCGATCGGCTACGTGCTGAACGACTGGGAATACGACCGCGAGAAAGAAGCCTGGCTGCTGAAAGAGATCGACCTCTGGGAAGTTTCGCTGGTGACCTTTCCTGCCAACGACGAAGCCCGAATTTCCAACGTCAAAAGTGCATTGGACCGTGGCGAGATGCCGCGTCCATCGGACGTTGAACGCGCCCTGCGAGAGGTAGGGTTCAGCAAGGCGCAAGCCCAGGCCTTCATGGCCAAAGGCTACGGCGCCATCGCACCGCGAGATGCGGAGCAAGCAACAGCACTGCAATCCCTTAAATCACTGTTAACCCGCATCTAAGCGAACGAGGTATTTACCATGGCTATTGAACTGAAAGACGTACAGCAGGTTGCTGAAGAACTCGGCGGCCGCTTCGAAGAGTTCAAGTCCAAGAACGATAAGCGTCTTGAGGCGATTGAATCCGAAAAGGCCGCACTGGCCGGAACCGTTGAAAGCCTCAACGAAAAGCTGACCGACCTGGACACCTACAAGAAGCAGCTCGAGGACGAGCTGGCAGGGCTGAAGCGCCCGGGTGCAACCGGTGGCGATAAGCTCAAGGGTGAGCACAAAACCGCATTCAGCAAGTTCCTGCGCAAAGGTCACGAAGACGGTCTGCGCGACCTGGAACAGAAAGCGCTGTCTGTTGGAGTGGATGCCGATGGTGGCTTTGCCGTTCCAGAAGAACTGGACCGCACCATCCTGGAAGTAGAGCGCGACATCTCCCCGATGCGCCAGGTCTGCCGCCAGATCTCCGTTTCCACCACTGACTACAAGCAGCTGGTGAATCTGGGTGGCGCTGCATCTGGCTGGGTCGGTGAAACCGATGCGCGAACTGCAACCGGAACCCCGACACTGGCGCAGATCGTTGCCCACATGGGTGAAATCTACGCCAACCCTCAGGCCACCCAGACCAGCCTTGATGACATGTTCTTCGATGCTGAAGCCTGGCTGACCGCTGAAGTGAGCCGCGAGTTCGCCGAGAAAGAAGCTGCAGCCTTCATGACCGGTGACGGCACCAACAAGCCGAAGGGCATTCTGGCCTATACCCTGGCCACCACCAACGATGCCACCCGCGCCTTCGGCCAGCTGCAGAAGCTGCACTCAGGCACCGCCGGTGACTTCGATGCCGACGACCTGATCAACCTGATCTACAGCCTCAAGGCAGGCTACCGTCAGGGCGCACGCTTCATGATGCCTCAGTTGACCGTTGCCAAGATCCGCACCCTGAAGGACGGCAACAACAACTACATCTGGCAGCCGGGCCTGCAGGTAGGTCAGCCGTCTACGCTGCTGGGCTTCGGCATTGCCGAGAACGAGGACGTACCGGCCGTGGCAGCAGACGCCAATGCGGTGCTGTTCGGTGACTTCAACCGCGGTTACACCATTGTTGACCGTGTTGGCGTGCGTGTCCTGCGTGACCCGTACACCAACAAGCCGAACGTTGGCTTCTACACCACCAAGCGTGTGGGCGGCATGTTGACAGACTCCAACGCCATCAAGGTGCTCACCCTGAGCGTGTAAATGCAGCTGCCGGGGTGAAAGCCCCGGCATTATCTGAGGACTGAACAATGCCGATTATCACCGTGAAAGAGCCTTTCAAATTCGCTGAGGGCGGCAACCACGTCATTGAGTACGGCAAGGGCGTGCACGAAGTCAGTGATCGTTGTGCCGAAGTCGCCATCGAACAACTCAAGGTGGCCACCAAGGGCGGCAAGCTGCCGGAGCAGAATGCAACCAATGATGGCGGTGACGACAGCGATGACACCAAAGCCAGCAAGCCGGTCGGTAAAAATGGCTGACACAAACCCAGCGCCCCTCACCCAAGAGCAGGCGCTGGACCTCATTGAAACCCACCAGATCGGCCAAGCCGAAGTCATCGCGCTGCGCCGTGCTATCTGTGGGTTTGTGGTTGATGCCAACGGCACCGAACACCGGCTGGAAGCAACCTGCGAGCACCTGCGCACTGCAGACCAGCGCCCGGGTGCTGGCGGCAACTTCATCGACCAGGCCAAGCGCCGGATCGGCTCAGCCATGGCGCGTCGGAAAGGCGGTCACTGGTGCGGTGATTGCGGCTGCCCGTTGGCCAAGAAAACCACCATAGGTTTTGACCCGATCTCGTCACAGCCCGCAATTTACGAACGGGCCCGCTGCCCCATGAAAAAGTGGTAACCCATGATCACAGTCGAAGAAGCCAAAGCGCACCTGCGTGTACAGCACTCAGCAGAAGATGCGCTGATCACCGCACTGATCGAAGCGGCCTACCGTCATGCGGAAAACCGCACCGGCCGTGTCTTCGACACGCAGACTCGGACGCTGGTGCTGGATGGTTTCGGCTCAACGGCTGGCGCGATCGAACTACCCTGGACACCCGTGCAGTCCATCGACAGCGTTGAATACGTTGACCCCGATGGCGTCACCCAGACCCTGCAGACACCACCGCTGCGGCTGGAAACGCGTGCGCTGTACCCGTTGCTCATGCCCCAGTGGGACACAGACTGGCCGGCCACCATTGACGAGCCAGAAAGCGTCACCATTACCGCCACCGTGGGCATGACCGAAACACCCGCAGACGTACGCGCCGGTCTGCTGCTGCTGATCGGCCACCTGTACGAAAACCGCGAATCCGTCGTAATCGGCACCATTAGCAGTGAGCTGCCCATGGGTGTTTCCATGCTACTGGATCCGTACCGAATCATGAGGATTGGCTGATGCGCTCAGGACGGCTCAACACACCGGTGACATTCGAGCGTAAAGCAGGCAGCAAGGACCAATACGGCCACCCAACAGACGACTGGCAGCCGGTACCCGGGCTGGTCGACATCTGGGCCAACGTCAAACCGATCACCGGACGTGAGCGCTGGGCCAGTCAGCATGTGACCAACACCGCCACACTGGCTGTCACTATCCGGTACCGCGACGACATAACCCCCGACATGCGCATCGCCTTCGGCAACATGCGCCTCGAAATCGTTGGTCCACCGATCAACCTGGACAACCGCAACCGCGAGCTGGTGATCACCTGTGAAGAGGACAGCAGCTGATGAGCATCCAAACCTTTGAAGTTGAAGGCCTCGCCGAACTCGAAAAAGCGCTGCTCGATCTGGGTGCCGAAACCGGTGTCAAAACCCTGCGCACCGCGGGCCGCAAAGCCATGGAGCCCGTGCTGATCGCGGCAACCATTGGCGCCAACCGTGACAGCGGTGACCTGAAGGACTCAATCACCATCAGCAGCCGGAAGGGCAAGGGCGGAAACCGCGCCATCGACATCGATGTTGGCCCGACCAAGAAAAAGGCCCCCAAGTCAGAAGGCGGGCGAGAGCTGGCCGGTGTTAACCAGAAAGCGATTGCCCAGGAGTTCGGTACCAGCAAGCAGCAGGCCGATCCCTTCCTTCGACCAGCGCTCGACCAGAACGTAGACCGTGTGCTCGACCTGTTCGGCACTGAACTTGAAAAAGCCATCACCCGCGCAGTCCGCAAAGCCAACCGAGGCAAAGCATGAACGGCATGAGCGAAGAGGATCTGTACCAGCTCCTCAGTACCAGCCCGGCCATCACCGCTTTGGTGGGTGATCGGGTCGACAACGGCGACCTGCCAGAAGGACGACAACTGCCCGCCGTCACCTTCATGTACGTCAGCGGCCGCCACCTGAACACGTTGCACGGCGGCTTCACCGGTCACAGTCACAACCGCTGGTCGATCAGCGTATGGGGCAAAACCTACGCCCAGTGCAAGGAGCTGCAGCAGGCCGTCATCGACACGATGGCCGGTCACATCCTGCTGGCAATCATGCCCTTGCATGAGCGCGATAAACAGCTGTACCGCTTCGCCCTCGACTACTCCATTTACGAATAACCCCCAGCAAAACATGAGGTGATGCTATGCCTGTACCAACGCAAGGCACGCGGATTTTTATCCGCAATGCGGCCGGTGATACCGATATCGAGATCCTTGGCCATACATCCATCAGCGGCCTGAACGGCGAGCGGACCGAGCGCGATCAGACAACCCTGGTTGATGAAGATGAAGTGATCGGCATTGGCGAAGTGCGCCGTTACGGCACTGCATCGCTGGCGCTGTTCCATGAAGAAGACGACCCCGGTCAGAACGAACTGGAAGATGCTTATCTGGCCGCCACTCAGAAAACAATCGTCTGGCTGTTCCCGACAGGACGTGCCCGCATCTTCAATGCATACGTGAAGAACTGGCCGTTTGACGATGGCGGTATCGAGCAGGACTACAAGGGCACCATCAGCCTGCGTGTCACCGGCGGTGTTGCCAAGGAAGATGGCTACACCATCAAGACCGGACCCTAACCCACCGGCCCCTGTGGCCGGTGCACCCCTTCTGCAATCTGAACAGACACCTTGAGGTAGCCCATGACCACCCTCACCCGTGATGAGATTCTGTCCGCTGTCGACCGCAAAACCGAAACCGTACCAGTGCCCGAGTGGAAAGAGGGCGCAGAACTGACAGTTGCCACCTGGTCAGCCCGGCAGCGTGATGAGTTCGACAAGTTCATTTTCGCCAACCGCAAAAAGCCGCACATGGACACCCGTGCCGCCATCGTTGCGCTGAGTGTGGTGGATCCGGAAACGCTGGAGCCGATCTTCACCGTCAAGGACATTGACGCCCTGACCAAGAAGTCCCACGCGCCCATGAACCGCTTGTTCAACGCAGCGGCAGAACTGAACCCGATCACACAGGGTGCTCAGGACGAAATCGCAAAAAACTCCTGATCCGGCCGTACAGACAGTTTTTATTCCGACTGGCGGACCGGCACGGCAAAAGCGTCCGAGAGATAGAGCAAACCTACTCACCGGACGAGCTGCAGGAATGGCTCGCAATGGAGCGCCTGCACGATCAGGAATACCGCGACACCCTCATGCAAACCCTGCGTACCCCGGAAGAACAAGCCGCCTGGCTTGAACAGCAACTTTCAGAACCCACCATCCGCAAGCGGCGATAACCCATGGCCAAGAAAGCAACGATCGGCGCACTGGTCGTCACTCTGGGTGCCAACTCGGCACAGCTGGTATCAGAGCTGAACAAGACCAAGAAGGGCGCACAGGACTGGTCCCAGACCATGCAGAAGACCGCCAAAATTGGCGCGGCTTCGTTCTTGGCTGTGAGTGCCGCTGCGACCGGTGCAGGCATTGCCGTTATTGCAACGGTCGAAAAGCACTCCGCTGCCATCGACCAACTGGCCAAAACATCCGACAAACTGGGTCTGGTGCCAGAAGCCCTGCAGCTGATGCGCTATCAGGCGGAACTGACCGGCGTGAGCATGGGTACGCTGGATATGGCGACCCAGCGAATGACACGGCGTGTGGCCGAGGCTGCCCAGGGTACAGGCGAGGCAGTCAAAGCACTGCAAGAGCTGCGCCTTGACGCCAAGCAGCTGGCGCAGATGTCACCCGACAAGCAGTTCTACGCTATCGCCGAAGCGATGAAAGCAGTTGAAAACCAGGGCGACCGCGTGCGTCTGGCCATGAAGCTGTTTGACAGTGAGGGCGTCTCACTGGTCAACACGCTGGTCAGTGACCTTGAAGCGGCAGAACAGAAGTTCGACCGCATGGGCATTGCCATTACTCGCCAGCAGGCCGCAATGGTCGAAGCCTACAACGATGCCAAAACAGACCTCGGCATGCTGGCGCAGGGATTCGGCCAGAAGCTGACTGTATACCTGTCGGGCCCATTCACCGAGATCCTGCGCTACGTTGAAGAGCTGGTACTCGGTATGGGCGGTCTGGACGGCGCTGCGTACTCTGCTGCCAACACCATCGTGCGTGGCATGGCATGGGGCATCAAGGCTGGCGCGAACTTCTATACAGCCATCATCGAGATCGAAACCGGCTTCCTTAAAGCAGAGAAAGCGGCCGTTGATTTCATGGGTGTAGTCGGTGCGCTTGCCACAATGGCAACCCCATCAATGTGGGCGAAGAAATTCGGCATCGAGTTTGACGATGCCATAACCGAAAAATTCACCAAGGCTATGGCTGCGCGCTCGGTTGAACTGGGCGCTGAAATCAATCAAGCCGGTGACAAAGTCGACCGCATCAAGGATGACTTCACCACAAACGTAGATGAGTTTCTTCAGCGTTTCCTCGACTCAATCCCTGAGCCAGGCACCGGCGATGTAACCGCAACCCCCGAAGGTGAACATGCCCGCAATGGGCTGAACGACCTCGGCACTGCTGCGATGACAGCCGGCCAGTATCTGGAGCAGATGGGCAACGCAGCCAAGATGGGCAGTGAAGGGCAAAAGCTCTTCAATGACATCATGGGCATCAAAGAGCCTCAGCGCAAAACAGACGGCCCGATCGAGAAGAACTACAACTTCAATCAGGCAGTACGCGCCGCTGATGCTCGGATCAAAGATGGCGATGCGGTCAACGCCCAGGCGTGGCTGAACCAGATGAAGCAAAGCTATGAGTTTGCCCTCAAGGACACGCGGCATAATTACGATGTTGTCGGAATGGAGCAAATCATCAAGCGTATGGAAAGCATGGCCACCGCGCAGTTTGGTGATCTAGACAAAGCCGCGAAGAAAGAGATGAGTTCGACTGAAGCCATGGCCTCCTTTGGACTTGATGGCCGCACATTCACAGTGCTGGCCGAAAGCTCTCTGAAACTCAGCGAGCAGGTCAACAAAATGCTCGGCCTCGACACCTCCGGCAAATCCATCGCCGAAGTCACCGCCGGCGGCAAAACCAGCACCTGGTCAGGCACCAACGCCGAAGACGTCACCGCCGAGTACGAACGCCAGCGCAAGGCCGCCGAAAAAGCCAACGCAGACAAAGCCCCCAACCTGGGCTCCATCAACATCACCGTCACAAAAGAAGGCGAGGGCTCAGTCTCTGGCCCCGTCGAAGGCGACGCCCAGCTACTAAAAAGCCTGACCGCCATGCTCGGCCAAGCCCGCATGCAAACCGCTTAACCCTAACAACCAGCCAGCAGGAACAAACCAATGGCAGACCCAATCTGGAAGGCCTACGCCGACGCCGCGTGCACGCAGGAACTGGCCAACCCGCTCGACCTGCTGCACTACACCGACGGCAGCGAAGGCCCGCAAGATGTCGTGTTCTACTGGGCCGAAGTCACCGGCGATGTAGCTGACAACGGCATCCATGAAGCCAAAGTGCGCAGCGACCCCGGCGTTGCCAACTTCACCTTCACCCCGACTGATGTTGCGCCTGGCAGCGAGCACGAAGTAAGCGAAATCAAACTCGCCACCACGCTCGCCGGTCTCGACACCGCAACAGCCGGGCAAGCCCTGGCACTGGGCACCGTGCTCACCAGCGGCGTCAGCGGGAAAAAAGAGGTGCACATGCGCGTCACCAACGCCTATCTGGTGCGCAGCACCCGCACCGATCTGAGCCTTGCATACCCCGAAATCCTGATCACCGACGTAGAGTAACCCATGCCGCTCGCCTCACGCCCGCTTGCCACCGCGCCGCTTGCCGGCTACGTGCTGGACGCCATCGCCCAGCCCGCCGGAGCCTTGGTTATCCGCCAGACCGTGGCCGCCGTGCAGGCAGAGGGCGCGCTTGCGCTCAAGCAAGTGGTGGCCCAGCCACAACCAGCAGGCGAGCTGCTGCTGTATCAGGATGTACAGACCCGCTACGCTCAAGCCGCCGGCGAGCTGGTACTGCGTCAGCAGGTACTCAAAATCCAGCCCGCAGGCCAGCTGCGCCTGCTGCAGCGCGTGATCGACGCCACCGTGCCCGTGGCGCGTCAGCACGTACCCAAGTGCTATGTGATCATCAACGGCCAGCCGTTCACGCATCATGTCAGCCTAAGCAACATCACCGTCAATCACGCCGAAGACGGCAACGCCACCGGCAGCTTCTTCGCGCACTTCCCGATTGACGAGCAGATCATCGTGCCCGCGTTTAACGGCAAAACCGTCGAGGTCTACACCCACGCCGACAGCCCGGTCGATCCCGTCACCGGCAAGCGTCCACGGCCCACGCTCGACAACCCGCTGATCCCGCTGATCACCGGCCGCGTCAACCGCGCCACGCACGACCACACCCGCAAAGGCATCCAGTTTGAATGCTCAGACCTGCGCGGCAAGCGCCTGGCAAAAGAGGACAAAGACCAGCTGCGCGCCCTGACCGGCGCACTCTACAGCAAAGTCACCCAGGCCGAAGACGCCGAAGGGGCCGACTACGTGCGCGAGCTCATGCGCACCGTGCCCGGCTCGCTCGCGTACACCCGCGCCGGTGATCTGCACTACTACAGCTGGGGCACCGCGGGTAAACCGGTCGACTGGACGCTGACAAACGCCGACGTACACAACCAAGACCTGACCACCGAATTCGCAACGCTGGACCAGATCTACAACCAGATCACCATCAAGCTGCAGTACCGCTACCAGCTACTGCAGGCGTTTTATACCAACGTCCATGCCCAGAAAGAGCAGCAGCTGATACTGGGCAGCTACTACAACCCAGCGCTGAACTCATCCGTCCAGATCGTAGACTGGCGAGTGTTCAACCGCGATGCGATGATCGAAAAGGCCCAGTCGTTCGACCCGTGGGAAACCCTCAGCTACGAGATATTCCCAGCGTTCAACTACTACTTCGTGCCCGGCATCGGGCAGGCCCGCGTGGCATGGACCAGCGAAATGCCCGCCCGCTGCCGCGGCTTCAGTGCCAACCTGGTGCGCAACATCTCGCAGCCGGTTACCGAAGACTACGAGATCACGCTGACCGCCCCGCAGAGCATTGACGCCTACGGCGAAACCGTACCCGGCAGCACGCTCAGCTATGCGATCGACACCGAGTACGACAGCAGCAAGTGGGAAACCGACTTCAGCCACGTCAGCGCAGCGAAAGGGCAGGGCGACACCGGCGCACCACTGGTCCAGCGCATCAGCGCCGCCCGCGCCGAAGCCGACAACCGCCGCACCGACCTGGCCGAAGCCTTCGCGGCAGCGGTCGCCATCGGTGAAAAAGAGCTGATCAAAAACCACCGGCAAAACTATGTCACCGCCGTGCTGAAAAACCGCATCCTGCCAGCCGAGCTGGGGCAGGTGGTGCGCATCGAAACCCGCGTACCCACCACCACTGGCCAAATAGTCGGCATCAACTGGCGCTTCGGCGACGGCATCCGCGAAACCCAGCTGCGCATCGCTGTCGCGTACATGGATACCAGCGTACCGGCCCCGGTGAAAAACATCGTGCAACCCGCGGCACCGGCTAAACCGGGCACCGACACAACGCTTGAAAGCACCGCCGGCTACAACCCCGACACAAAAGCGCTGGAAATCAACGTGGCCGAAATCCCCGAGCAGTACACCGACGAGCGCAAGCCCGACCCGATCAAAGCCACGTTCGAAATCCCGCTCGAAACCACCGGCATCACCCTGATCAACGGACACTGACATGAGCACTGATTTTGCAACCCTGGCGCGTTACATCCAAGAGATCGCCTGGAGCCCCGAAGTCGTCAAGTCAAAACTCAAAGACCTGCGCACTCGAGGCACCATCCCCGGCATCTACACCGAAGCCGGCGGCATTCAGGATGACGAACGCGAAACCTGCTGCGACCCCGAAAACAACGGCGTGATCGAAGATGATCCCGACGCCCGCAATCCATGGACGGGTGAAGACGGCAACGCGCCGGAAGAGTACCAGTCGACGCCTGAGGGGGTGACCGACTGTGAGACAGGGGAGGCGATTAGCGTTAATTTTGTGGGTGGGTTTAGCCAGTCAGAAACGTGTAAGGAGTGTGGGCCTGATGAGACTTGGGAGCAAGGTTTTTATTGGGAAGGTGAGGGCGGCCTGGTGCTGGTGGGTAATTATGCGAGTCATGCTTTAGCATACCAAGCCGCAGCGCCATATATAATACCGTCCACTGGTGCTGATCCAGCCTACAAAACATCTTATGAGTTAACCCCATCGGGAAACCAAGCTAATATAACTTACGCTGATTATAGCGGAAGCTACATTGCGTTGCTTGCTCTTCGGAGAAGTTGCAGCACTCTCGGGGATACAGATTACTGCCCTTCCGAAGCCCCAGAAATATGTGGCGACGATTGGGAGTCAGATAACAAGACTCAATACACCCTCCGCAACGGATGCTACGTCGCCAGCAAATGCGACCCTGACGCCCCGACGTCCGCCTTGGGTTGTAACGAAGAGCTGACCCTATGCCAAGACGGCGTGTCGTGGACTTTCCGGCCCACATCCGACGGCGGCTGGATCCAGTATGATCCCGCCGGCATCCGCACCGGCGGCAAATACGATGGCCGCACCGGCAAACGCACCGCCGTCATCCCGCCCGGACAAGAGTCCATGTATTAATCCCTGAGGTACCCCATGCTTAAACGCAAGCATCTCAATCACTATGCGTCAAAACTGACCGCATCGCTGCTCACAGCCGGCACAGAATGCACCCCCGAAACACTGCCGCCGGCACCACCGGCGGGGTATCGCTACCGCATGCAGCTGCAGGACGCGCCGGTCGACCCGACCGTGACCGAGTTTGTCGATGTGACCGCCGTCGGCGCGGCCGTCACAATCGCCCGCGCAACGGAAGACGCTGCTACCAACCCTGCCCGCGACTGGATAGTTGACCCCGGCGTATCCGAGGTCTGGCTGGTATCCGTCGATACCGCCGAGTCACACGACAAACTCAACGGTGTCGAAATCGTCCGATATACCGATACCGTGGCAACCGTCGCAACAGGCGCGCTCACACGCTCCAGCGGCGGCATCCTGTTTCTGGCGCTGGCCGCCGATACAGCAATTACGTGGGATATCGAAGAGGGCGAAAAACAGGAGCTGTACATCACCCCTACAACCTGGTCTGTCACGGCATGGGGGATTGACCATTGGATGACAGACCTGCCCGATTTCAGTAGTGGTGACACAGAGTATTGCGTGATCGCGCAAAAGGCAGGCGGCAATATATACGGCTGGGCAGGAGGGTCGCACGCATGATGGGGGCAGATGCAATTCGGTGCACGATTAGGATTGAGCAGGGTGGCATAGTAGGAGATGACATACCGTGGGACGATGCTGACAAAGCAGGTTCAAGGATTGCGTTGTCAGATGAGGGCTTTGTTGCTACTAAAACTCAGTCTTTAATTGGAGGCGGTGGCGCGGATACGTCTTCAGCAAAAAGCGCCGGTGCTCTGTATGGGGAGTTCATATGCATTCAGGCGACAAATGCTTATGTTGGCATCGCTAAGACAGGTTATAGCAGATACGCATTTCTAGGGCAGAATGCAGACTCATACGGGTATCGAAATAATGGTGATCGCTACTTTGATACATCATACACATCTGGTTATCCGGCATGGACAGTCGGTGACTCAGTGGGTGTAGGTGTGGATTTCGATAATAACACGCTAGAATTCTTCAAGAATGGGCAAAGTCTTGGCGTAATATCAGCCACGCTTGATGGTGGATCGTATACTTTAGCCTGGGTGTCAGCTGCGGTAGGGGATTCTATACGGCTAACAACAAATCCGGCAAACATGGCATACCCTATGCCATCAGGCTACTCAGCATGGAGTTTAAACTGATCCTTCTCGGTTCTCAGCAACACCTCTTCCCTCAGCACCACAACATCATCCGGCGCTTCGATCGCCAGCTTCACCTGGCCTTTTTGGCTGTGAGTAACAGTGATCTTAATCTGGTCGCCAATGGCAATGGTATCACCAGCGCGGCGGGTAATCGTCGGCATACGCACCTCCTGTGCATCATCAATCCACTGAATCAACGCAGGATACCCCATGAACCGCTATCAACACACCGCGACCGGCGAAATCAAAACCCACCGCCAGTGGCAAAACGAACTCAAATCCAGCTTCCACCCCGACCGCCCACCGGCTGTGCTGGAACTGTATCAGCCCCCAGCGCCCCAGCCCTACGTGCCTGATCTGGCAGCAGTCAAACAGCAGGCACTGGATGATCTGGTTCATATCTTCGAAGATCGCGCAAACGCCATCGCCGGACGCTACCCGTGGTTCGAGCGCGATACGTGGCAGGATCAAGAAGCCGAAGCGCTGGCGTATCAGGCTGACCCAGGCGCCCCTACGCCGCTGCTCACCGGCATCGCCAACCAGCGCGGCATCACAGTCGCTGAACTCGCCCAACGCGTCATCGCAAACGCCACCGCCTGGAGAGCCGTAGCCCCTGACCTCTGCGGCCAGCGACAGGCAGCGGCTGATCAGATCGAAGCTGCGACAACAGTCGAACAAGTCCGCGCCGTCATCGACACGCTGCACACCACCCTCGCCGCCGCATAACCCCGGCGGCAACGCAGGGCAGGGTAGCAAAACCGTCTCAATGCGGTACCATAATGCCAGGTGAGCGCACAGCGCAGGATGTACACCGATCTCATGGACCCAACGGAGCGAGACAATGACACGGACCCTCACTGCCGCCGCTGTATCAGCCGCCCTGATACTCACCACCCAGCACGCCGCCGCCCAGGTATTCACCTGCACCGTCGGCGACCGCAAAGTCTACCAGAGCACTCCCTGCGCAGCCGGTGACAGCCCGATCGAACTGCACGTACCAGCCCCGGCCGAACCCCAGTCCCGCAGCAGCATCGAAGAGCAAAACCAACGCTGGCTGCAAGAAAGAGCCATGAAGCGGCAGCAGGCCGACCGGATCGTTGAACAACGCGCCCAAAACGCCCGCGCCGAACGGCAGGCAAAAGAGCGCGCAGAGGCTGAGAAAAACCGGATCACGTCGGCCAAGTTTAACAACCAGGTGATACTTGGCATGACGGCAGACGATGTGCGTGATGCATGGGGCCGTCCGATTGAAATTAATCGATCACAGTACCAGCCGGGCGTCTACCGGGAGCAGTGGGTTTACCGAAGAAAGGGCAAGCTGGAATTTGTTTATCTGGTTAATGGCAAAGTGACCGCCCGGAACTGATCCGCATCAATCACTCCCGTGAACCAGCGGTTGGCGTAACACCGGCCAGCCGCTGATTCTCCTCCCGCATCCGCCGCTTCAAGCTTTCTCATTTCGATTATCCTTTTCCGTTTGACCAACAAGTAATATGCATATTTGCTGAGATCTCTGGAAGGGGTCGCCCTGCGACAAGTATCATCCAAGCGCATAGAAATGTGAGCTTTTGTAACAGTTAAAAGGGATGTTATTCAGGTGAACTATAAGAAACGCTGATAGGCTGGTTTTCCCATTTGAATCAGTAAAATAGATTTTTGTCCTGAATACACTGGCAGTGTTGAGGTCAGCGGTTCGATCCCGCTAGGCTCCACCAAAATCACATGACACAAGGTTAGCACTGACTAACCGGACAAAAACGGGACAAAAACAGCGGACAAAAACGCTGATATTGCCCGGATTTGTGAGATTACGTCCCGTTCGTCTAGTGGTCTAGGACACCGCCCTTTCACGGCGGTAACAGGGGTTCGAACCCCCTACGGGATGCCATTCTCTTGCAGGAATTTTCTTGCTGTGGGGCCTTAGCTCAGCTGGGAGAGCGCGACACTGGCAGTGTCGAGGTCAGCGGTTCGATCCCGCTAGGCTCCACCACCCATCCAGATTTACCCGAAGTCACCGCCAATCTGTTGCTCTGTAAACATGATCTCTACAGGCTCATAGGGCAGTTCGTGACCCTCTTGATATAACCGTGTCATCTCTTCTGAAGAGTGCGCCATCGCGTGCTGAATCACTTTGATGTTGTATCCAGCGTCTGCGGCCAACTTATCGGCCAGCGATCGGACGTGGTGGAAGCCCGGTGCGTCATCGCCAGTGAATCCGGCATGCTTGCGGGACTCATCGAACATAGCGATCAACCGGCGTGGTGTGACCTGGGCGAGGTGTGTCTTAGTCTTACCCAGCCTGCGTTGTTTCGGCCAGTGGCTGATCACGAAAGGACAGCGCCTGTTTTGAAGGGATAGCTCTCGGGCACGCTGGATCAGTTTGCGCAGCAATCGGTAGTTGCCCAGATCCCATTTGAGTCGGGAGGCCTTGGCACTTCCTTTCTGGTTCTCAGACTTACCGATCACCCGCTTCATCAAATTATCTTCGACATCCTCATCCAGTCGCAGGTCGCAGATATCGCCCTCGCGCATGAATGTCAGCAGGCTGATACCCATGGCGATCTGCAGGCACTCATACCCCAGCTCACCGGCGCTGCTGTAGATCGCCCAGAATCCATCACGCGTCAGTCGCTTTGCTTTTCGGGATGGCTGGCTCCGGGTGTACAGGCGCGGTCGATCATCGGCTGTGGTAAACGGGTTGTAGTCCATTTTTGGCAGCAGCCCGCGCCCCATCAGGTAGTTGAAGAACTTGCGGAACTCAGCATGCCGGGCCTTCTGTTGATGATGCGAGAGGGTATCCCACCAGTTATCTACGTCTGACCTGTCCAGCAGTGCAACCTGCTTGGTAATGGTCCGCGTGAACTGTCGCAGTGAGTAGCAGCGGTTTCGCCAGCTGCGCTTTGTCTTCAAGTCTGGAGACTGTCTTTCTCGGTAGCTGATAAAGTCATCAACATAGTGCGCAAGTGTGCCAAACTGCCCTGCCTTTGGTTTTGCTGGCACGTAGCTGTCACGGCGTTCATTGTTGTGTCGCGCAATGTAATTGGCAGCATCCACTGATTCGGCTGTGAAGTGCCGGAACGTGCCGTCCGGACGCTTGTATCGCCAATGCCCCTCTCTACCCCGGTTGTCGGGGTAGAGGTTGTCTTCCAATTTCACTCCGTTGAATGCGCGGTTTTTTTTTGGACGAGCCATCAGGCGAATCCTCTCCCATGATCAGGTTTAACCCAGTAAGTCTGGTACACAATCACCAGGGCCGCTCGAAGGTAACTCGGTATATGCGGCGATCTGGTCTTCATCGATATAGGTTTGCTCTCCCATGATCCGACCGTTAACAACTCCTCTGCGGATCATCTCGCGCCACTCTGCTTGAGAGGGTCTGGAGCTGGGAGCAAAGTACCGCCGATTAACGGTCCTCCACTTCTGTAATTGCATGTTAACGTTTCCTCCGCTTACCGTGTCCGTTTATCTCTCTGCAAGCACGCCGCCAGTCCCAGTGCTGGGGCTGTATCTTCACGCTCACAGCTCTGACTCTGCACTGGTTGCTGCCTGTGCCAGGCTGCTTAATCTGTTCCATCGCTCTACCGCCTCTTCTCTTGTATTGCAGTCGGGGCCAAACATGCCGCACGCGCGACACCAGACGCTGTTCGTGGTCTCCAGTGGTCGGATGACGATCAGCTCTGTGCTGCGGCAGTTTGGGCAGGGGGCTGGGTGGTTCACGACTGCACCTCCTTGGCTTGCTGCCCTGCTTTGAATTTTGGCCACCAGTCCTGAATGGCCGCTGCTGCTCCCGCTGAAACGGGTGAGCTGGGTGCGTAAAAGATGCAGTTCAGGATGTTCTCCTCGGCCTGTTCGAGCAGCGCATCCGCAAAATCGTAAACGTAAGGATTCAAGTCATCCGCGCCGTCCGACTGGGTTTTCAATTTAAAACCGCAGTCCAGGGCCAGCTGCTTGATGGTTTCCCGGTTACCCGCCCTCAGGGCCATCCGTTCGCGGGTTTGGTTGATCGCAGCCTCTTGGCTCGCCAGTGCTTGATCACGCTCTTCCCGCAACCGCTCCACTTCTCCCTTCAACGCCTTATTTCGCGCCATCAACTCAGCGATCTTTTCTTCCAGCCCGTACAGCGGCTGGCCGCTTGCCAGTGCGCTCAGGTAGTCGTTTTGCTGCTGCAGCCGCTCAATTTCCTCAGCTGCCAGCGCCACAGTAGTCGGCTCGTCTGTTTCTCCGGCTGCTGCCATGCGCTGTGCCAGTGCGTGCAGCTCTGTAATCAGGTCACTCATCCCCGCATCCTCATGTTGTGCTCATACCGCTGCGCGCACTCGGGGCCGCAGAACAGTCGAGCGCCATCAAGTTCATCGGCGCACCAGTGGCAGCAGCCGTCCGGGATCGGGCGCGGTGTGGTGTTGGCCTGCAGGTTCTGCAGCGAATGCTTGAGCTGCTGCTCGGCGTAGTCGTTGGCGATATCGGCTTCGTCTGCCATGTCATTTCTCCTTGTTGCTGAGTGAGGCACCTGCTGCTGCAGATGCCGTCAATGCAGGTTGGGCAGGGCATCAGCCCAGTACTTCCCGGCGTCCGTTGTTTTGTAGAGGGCCTACCACACCGGTATGCTCCATGATCTCGACCAAGCGAGCAGCACGGTTGTAACCAACCTTCAGTTCACGCTGCAGGGCAGAGATAGAGATGGTTCCGTTTTCGGTAGCAAAGGCCACGGCTTCGTCGTAAAGATCATCGGAGGCAGAATCGAGCAGGTCCGGCTGGTCTTCCTGAGCGGTTGGCTTGTCGCTTTCTGATGCCTCATAGCACCCCAGCCCCGGCAGGATGATCATCACCATTTCACCGGTGTTATCGGCCAACTCATGTGCACCACTGGGTGCGCCTTCCTGGTGAGCGTCACGCTCAATCTTCAGCTTGGCTTCGATGCCGCCCTTGAATACCACCTGGTCAACTTTGGCCATCACGAACGGACGGTCATCCGCAGCGATGGTTTTCACGCAGCTGGTCACCAGCTCCTTGATTTGACGATCAATGGAGTCGATGAAGTCCTGTTGCTGCTCCTCGTTCATTTTCTGCCAGACGTTCGGCAGGGCCTTGCAGGTGTTGATCACCACGCCCATCAGGTCGGTGTGCATGGTGTGGGCTGAAGTGCTGAATACGGTTTCTTCAAAATCGATCATGGCTGCAGAGTTCATGAGGTCGTTCCTGTCTTGTTGATGATTACTGCTTGCGGAAAATGGCACCGCCATAGGCGATGGCGATAAGTCCGTTGGGGGTCCAGATGCCGAACGGCTCGGCCATAGCGTTGGCTGACAGCTGGATGGCCTGTGCTTCGGCTTCGGCCTGAGTGCATTCAGCGATGGCTGCAGCGCGGGGATCATCCAGTGGGCCGTAGGCATGCTTCTGTGCCTGCTGCACCGGTGCGGCCGTGGCTGCTTCTGGCAGTGGCTCGGGGATCGGCTCGGGCTCTGGTGCAGGTGCCTGCTGTGCCTGCTGATCTTCGGCATATACCCGCTGATGATCTGCACGCAGGGCGCGTTCAGCTTCGGCACGGCGCTGCTCTTCCTCGAACCGCTTGCGGCTGCGCTCCTCGGCGACTTTCTGGCGCTCCAGCTCGGAGGCGATCATGGTCTGCAGGCGCTGGCCGTACTCTTCATCAGAGGCAAACAGGAAGGTTTCAACGTGTGCCCGGGTCAGCGGTGCTGCCAGTCCGGCGCGGTAGCTGTCGTTTTCCAGCAGGTGCAGACGGATCTGGGTCTGCTGCTGCAGCTTGAGGTCAGCGTTCACACGGATCAGCAGTTCCTGCTTTGCAGTCGCCGACAGCTTGCCGGTCTTGGTCAGGGTGCTGAGTTTCACCAGGTCATCGATCTGAGCGCGGCGGAACTCATCGGCAATTTCCTGTTCAGCCCACATGGCAGCTCGGGCCGCTTCCAGTGCTGCTTTGGCTTTGGCCTTGGTCTCATCCTCGAACACCTGCACCTGGTCCAGCAGTCGCTGCCGGCCGTCCTTGCACATCTGTTCCAGTGACTTGGCTTTGCCCTCGAAGTCTTTGATGGGTGCGCTCACCTCTGCAACGGCTTCACGGCGGCGCTTGCTGATCTCGGCAGCCAGTTTGTTCAGCTCGGTGGCCAGCTTCTTGCAGTCGGCAAGGGTGTCGGCGGTAACCACCACGTCGTATTGCTCCAGCTCGCTTTCAAGCCAGGCACGGGTTTCCTCAAAGTTGAACGCGATGGCAGCAGGGGTGGCGCTGACGCTGATCATGGCGGTGGCTTCGGTTACGGGTGCGTTCATGCGTGATCTCCAGTCAGGGCATTTTTCTTGGCCTGGTAGGCCCGCTTCACTTCGATCAAGTCGACAGTCGGGTGGTCATCAGAGAATTCGCTGATGTCCTGTCCCCATTGGCTGAGCTCTTCAATGCTGGTGCACTCCTTCACGCCATCGATCATGGTCTGTATGGCACTGGAGTAGTCTCGGGCCGGTGGCTGCTGTTCGCCAAAGTCGGGCATGCTCTGCTGTGGCTCTGGGGTAGGCTGCTGGACCGGTGCCGGTTCTGCATCGATCGGCGCGCGGGTCTTCTTCACTCGGTTTTTGAGTGATGAGGCCTGAGTGCCGGTATCAACGGGGTTGATCTCACGCTCGACCGGGGTGCGATCGTGCAGTTCGTCCGGGGTGTAGACGCCTAGAATCACATCAGGGCAGTACATGCGTGCCCAGTATTTCACTGCCAGGTATGCAGCCTGCTGCTTGGGGTTGGTCTTCCACAGTGGGCTGTTTTTGGTGGTGATGGTGTGCAGGTACACCGGCTCGCCCCAAGTGATATCGGTTTCACCGGCCAACACGGCGCCGGTACGCACCCAGGCATCCTTCTTGGACTCATTCAGCCAGTCACCGCCGTACTCGTACTTGAAGCGGCCCTGAATTGCCCGGGAGGAGCTGATTACCGCATTGACCAGCTGCGCCTCATAACCCAGAGTGCCGTTGACCAGATGGGTTTTCTGCGCCACAGCGAAGGGGTTCATGCCCCACTGTGCGGCCTGCATGGTCACCGCCATACAATCGCCCATGCTGCCCTGCAGGTGCTTGGGCACAGTGGAACGGCCGGTGGCCATCACTTCGGCAAACTTCTGGATCTGGCCCATGATCTGGGGCGACATCAACATATTGGCCGTGTGCGTGGCGTAGGGCGCCTGCATGTCCGGCTGGTAGTCAGCAATGGCCTGTGGCTGCTGGTAGGCCTGCATGGTGTTCTGGTTCATGAGAGTCTCCGTTCATCGTTGCGCACCGCCCAGCCCGGCCTTTCCAGGCGGCGGATGTGTACCCAGTCATCGTTGACCCGGCACTGGTGATAGGTTTCGAGCGCTTCGCGGTAAAGCTCATGGCCGCGGCGCACCCAGTCAGGATCGAGATCAACAACATCCACGGCGTAACGGCCGGCGCTGACGCTGGAGCTGACCGCCAGGAACAGGAACTGCGGCTCCACGCCGAAATGCTGCTTGTAGCCCTCGCAGTACATGGCGTGCTGGACGTGGTAGCGGAACTCCTCGACGTGCTTCTCGAACCGGTCCAGGCCGTCAACCTTCTTCACGTCCACGATGATGTGGTGATCGATCAGGATGCGGTCGGGGCGTACACGGCACAGCTCGCGGGTCTGCTCATCGGTCCAGTAGATGGATGCCTCGTTCATGCCCTGCTGTTCAAAGATCCAGCGGGCTGTCGGGTGGGCCTGAACGCTATCCAGCATGATCTGCAGCTGACGCCATTCATCGGCGGTCATGATGATCTTGTCGTCGTTCTCGATCTGGAACGCTTCCCACTCGGCCTTGCCGTCATTGGTGCGGCGGTTGAACTCCGGTGACACGATGAACTGGCTGTCGAATTCGTGCGGCTCCAGCAGCAGGCAGTGCAGGGCGGTACCGAAGTCCAGCGCTTTGGTCTTCACCTCATCCACCGGGGCCGCTTTGGACCAGGGCAGAGAAGAGGGGCAGTGCGCCACCAGATCCAGACCGCTCTTGCTGATGCCGGGGCCAGAGTGGTACTCGGCATTGCTCAGGCCGGTGTAGAAGCCGGGACCGGGGAACACGGGTGTATCGTCCGGCTGCAGCTGCAGGTCGAAAGGGTTGGCCGGGGCATTCATGCGGCTTTCTCCTGTTCACGGATCTTCTGTGCAGCCCGGAACTGTGCGACACCACACTTCTTGGCGGCTTCCAGCGCTGCGGGATCAGGCAGGGAAATATCCACCTCGATCTCGGCTACCGGGATCATGCCCAAGCGGATTTCGTCTGGCTCAATCGGGAATACTCGATAGCTCACGGTTTCGGTATCACCGACCGCCCAGGTATAGGCGTACAGGGTCAGCGTGGTCATGATGCCTCCTTACTCATATGGATCTGTCGAAAGGCCGGCAGGAAGTCAGCCAGCGTGTAGGGCAAGGGCCCTGTTGCCAGGTCTATGGCAGCGGCCAGCGTTGCGTTGAAGTCGCTTTCGTTGGCCGAAGCCACTGCCGTGATGGCCGTGCGCAGACGGTGGTTCTCATCCGCGATCACCTTCATCCGGTCCATTGCCAGCTGCAGCAGCTGGGTATCGGTTACTGGCCGGTGCTTGCAGGCCGGGTTGGGCACAAACTCAATGGCCATGGCTGCATGATTTTCGGTGCTGTCCAGCATCACCATTCCTCCATCATTGTTTTCAGGACCGGCCGTACCGGCTCACGCTTGTACAAAGCCCGCAGGCAGAAGAAGATCGTGGCCACACACCAGCCCGCGACGAATGCGCTGATCAAACCCACCAGCAGCAGATACAACTGGAAAACCGCTTCGATAGTGCTCATGACAACGCCCCCAGATGCGTGGTTGATGGCACCAGTCCGTCCGGGCCGCTGCCGATCTCGCACAGCTCGTCACGGCGGGTGCGGCCAGTGCGGGACGTGATGCGTGCCTGGCCACGTGGGCGCAGCACATCGTCACTGCCGGACACTGCAGAACCGAGCAGGGCCACCACGATCAGCAGCAGTTGCAGGCGGTGCAGGGCGCCGACTTCGATCATCTTGTTGATGGCCACCACCACATCGTCACAGCCGGTCTTGAAGTAGATGCTCTTCCAGTACTGGTAGACGGTGTTCTTCGAGCAGTGCAGCTCGCGGCCAGCATCTGCTGCAGTGAGCCCATTGGCCCGGCAAACGGCGGCACGGACTTCACCCGGTGTCAGCTTGCGGCCTGACTCCAGCAGGGTTGGGATGCCCTCCCAGTGGCCGAGGGCGTAGCCGTGTTCGGTGCGTGTGATCATGGTGGGTGCCTTCTGTATTCAAGTAATCTTGAACTAATGAAAGCATGCTTTAATTTATAATGCAAGCATACTTGTATTGTGGTGAGTTAAATTGTGGTTGCGCAGTAGGAAGTCGCGCACTCAAGACAGCAAAGGAATGGAGCGCACCATGTCATCTATCCTTCATGACGATCATGGCCAACCGGTCACAACAAGGCTGCGCCGTGCGGCCAATCAAACTCGCAACATTAATGAGCTGATTGGCATCTGCCGCGGTATTGCATTCGACAACCAAGTGACTCAGGACGAGGCTGTAAGCCTTGCACAGTGGCTGTATGCACAACCGGATCTACTGAACGTATGGCCCGCCAACATCCTCTATGAGCGTTTATGTGATGTGCTGGCTGATGGCGTGGTTGACCAGGAAGAGGCACGCGACCTGTTGGAACTGTTGAAAAAGGTAATTGGTGGCGAACCGGCGATTAAGACCAGTGTGGATTTCGATACCGGTGAGTTTGAGGCGGCATCAGCAGCAACAAACTTGCCTGTGACTGATCCCGGAATCATACATTTTGATGCCAAGAACTTTGTTCTGACCGGAAAGTTTGCTTCTGGCACCCGCTCAGACTGCGAGGCTGAGATCATCAGAAGAGGAGGGTTTTGCCTTAAAAACCCGACCAAAAAAACTCATTATCTTGTAATCGGGGAGGTTGGGAGTCGTGACTGGATTCACAGCTCCTGGGGTAGGAAAATTGAGAAAGCGGTGGAGCTACGCAACAGTGGCATTGCCATAGAGATACTGTCAGAACGCCACTGGGTGTCATTTTTGAAATAGGGGCGCGTGATGAGTCAACAAAAATCTGACTTCAGCCGGGGCCTGGGGTTGGCCGCACTCATTCTCGGGGTATTTGCCCTGTTGCTGAGCTGGGTGCCGATCATTGGGCTGTTTAGCTTGCCGATTGCGCTTATTGGCTTGGTGCTTGGCGGTATAGGCTTACTGGCCGGAATCAAATCAAAATCGTTCGGTATGCCAGGCGCTGGCGTGTTCGTGTGCGTGCTGTCATTCGTTATCCAGATGTATACCCTGGCGCCGATCGGCAGCGGCATATCAGCTGCAAATGATAGCTTCAAGTCGTATGACCGAATGGTGAGCGAAGCAGAGCAGGCGAGAAGGGAAAAGGCTGATGAAGCACTGAGATACGCCAAACTTTACGTTGAGGTTTATGAGATCGAGTCGCGTTGGGGTGAGAATTATCTGGGTATGCCGACAGCGGTTGTGGGTTTCAAACTACGGAACTTTGGTAACAAAGACCTGAGTGACGTTGATGTAACGGTGTACTTCGAGGACGCCAGCGGCAGTATCGTTGCTGAGCACACCTTTTACCCAGTTCTGTCGGCCCGGTCCGGCAATGATGGCAAACCTCTGCGTGCCGGTTATATCAAGGAAAGTCGCTACGCTACAGATAAAGTGCCGTCTGAGTGGGCTGGTGCTGGCGCAATAAGGCTTGAAATTACCGAGGCTAAGCTGCTGGATCCTGCAGGCTGACTTATCGATTGGATCGTGCGTTTGCTGGGCGAGGATGCGGTGATGGGGATGGAGTTAGTGCTGTAGGGGAGTGCGGTTTCACTGGCCCTAGAAACGAAGAACCCGCCGGAGCGGGTTTTTTGGATGCGGCGCTGATCGGGCCTGTCAGTTGACCCTAGAGACCTCAATGCTCTGGGGTAGGTAGCGCTTATCCCTTTTTGAATATCGCTCATGTACAGTGATGTTTGCTTTGAAACTGGTTCGGCCATGCAAAGCCTCTGGGTCTATGCCATCACCCAGGACCACCGGCTTGCGACTGGACACGATACCAGCAACTGTGCCAGCCCATCCCTTGTCTTTGTTGTCGCGATCGCTTGCGTGTATGAGTAGCGTGACCCCCGCATAGTTCGATGTGCGTTCACTGGGCACTGGCGGCGCGTACTCATCAGGCACCTCAAGAATAGCCGCAGAAGTGAGATTCAGCCCTGGCATTCCGTCAATCTGTATCTCTGCGGATGGGTCAGACTTCGCCGGTCGAACGGCTGCAACAGCGTCCTTCGCCAACGCCTTCCTGTCTTTGGTTGCTGCCTTGAGTGCTGCCTGAAAGTCAGAAGACGAAAAATCGATGTCTGCACCGAAGTTCAAGATTGTGTTGTTGTGCGCCTCAATGTTGGTGGCAGGCTTGCCTGACGGTAGCGCTTGTGTCACCCCGTATACGATAAGGCCGCCCACCCCCATGGCAACGATAGTCCTGACCACGTCGTTATCCTTCATCAACTTGTCGAAGACCTTCTTGGCTTCATCATAGTTCTCTTGGCCTTTGAATACATACTCAACCAAGAAGTGCTCTATCAAACTGCCGGATTCAATATACGATATGTGCACTTTGGTATCGATGATTTTGATTCCAGCAAAGGCCTTTTCGATGAACGGACCTGTGCGCTTTAGAATCCTTTCATAACTTTCCAGAGTCTCAATGATTTCAGGGATCGGCACCGGGTTTTTGGTGGTGTACTTGATACCGTATTCAACATTGATGCTGAAAGTGTCGATCATGTTAATCCTTTTTGAGTCACTCGATTAAATGCGATCAGCACACCGTCCGGTGTGAATTTTGGTGGCGTTGTTTTACAAATTCCGCGAAACCAGCTTCTTAACCTCAGCAATCACCCGCAGCTGCTGGGCGTTGTGCGCCGACACCACCTCGTCGGTGTAGGCCGGATCGTCTTTGTTGTCGCTGGAGATCAGCCAGCTGCCATCCATCTTCTTGGTGAAGCGCTTTACCTTCAGCTCGCCATCGAACTCAAACGCATAGATCTTGCCGCTGATCAGGCGGGGCACGTAGGTATCAGCCAGCACCTCATCACCATCCCACAGCGTTGACCACATGGAGTCGCCGCGAATCTTGATGATGCGTGCATTACTCGGCTGGATGTTGAGTGCAGTCAGATCAGAGTGGCTGATGTCTTTGAAGCCATCCACGAAGTCTTCCAGCTTCTCAGCTGCAGCGCCTTGGCCGGCTGAAAATGCCTGATCCATGATCGGTACCTGAGCTGTCGTCCAGTCTGGCGCCACGTTTACGCCAAGCTGGGTGTGGTTTTCTGGGGGTGGGGTAGTAGCCTTTTGCTGTCCGACGATCATGTCGCCTTTCCCTGAAATCAACCAGTCCAGAGTGCTGCTGTATTCCTGAGCTATTGCGGCAAGGTGCTCATTCTTGATGTTAGAAGTCTCACCTGTAAACCACTGGCTTACAGCCTGGTAACTGATACCGCAGGTGCGCTGAAGGGCGCGCCTCATCCCACGCTCTGGAATGTCGTGATGTGCAAGCAATTCTTGGATTCGGTCAATTGTAGTCATAAGGCGAATATACAAGTGTGCTTGTGAAGCATGCTTGCATTAAATGTTCAAGCATGCTTGAATTTGTCCAAGTTCAGTGGAGAGCACCATGACACGTTCCGAGGCAATCAAATATTTCGGCGGTATTCCTGAGTTGGCCCGCGCACTCGATATTACTTACGAGGCTGTGCGCCAGTGGCCTGAGGATGGAATACCTCTTTTGCGTCAGTACCAAATTCAAGAGCTTTCCAATGGGCTGCTAACGGTATCGGAAAAAAAGCAGAGCCAGGTCTCAGCCGCATGACCCCCGATCTGGACCCAGTATCGCTGTTCGGGTCGGTAATTTTTATCTGTTGGCTGGGGTGTGGATTCATACAGTCGCGCTGAGCCTTGACCGGCTTCTCCCTTTCGCCGGTCCTTTTTTGAGCGCCTTCACTGAGGGTGCTGAAGAAAGCTGACAGGAGATCCAGCTTAGCCCGGCGGGATTGTCGGGCGCACTAAATGCAGGTGAGCGACCCGGCGGCAGGGGATATATGCCGACTGGCGAATAGCTGTGAAGTCGGTGGCCAGACATGAAAAAACCAGGCAGCAGCAGATCGACGGGGTTTCACTCCTTTACCCGGGCGGTCTCCTGAAAACACAGGTAATACGGCAACAGTCAGGTTGCGCCGGTGGTGAGTAGGGTCGCGGACAGCCCGGAAAGACGGGCATCAACCGAACAGCACCTTCGGCCGCTGGGTATTTTTCCTGGCCCGCAGGCAGGGAATGAGGGTGCTGTTCAGTTGTATGAATCGCAGGCAACCGCCGATAGGAGGTGATCCGCGATCTCCCCGCTGCAGGGTTAAGCAGCAAGGACGGCCCCAGTCGTGAGACTCGGAACCGGAACCGCGGGGGCACAGTACAGACTGCCATAAGCCCCGCCGGATGGCGTAACCGGCACCGAATTTCAGGCAAAAGAAAACCCCGGTGCACCTTTGCTGGGCAGCAAACACCGGGGTTCTCACACAGGAGCTGAGTATGTTCCAGATCAGACAAAGATTCAAGGACTGGTGGTTGGAGTGGCGTATACGTCAGTACAGCCGCCGCGCGGTTCTGGCTGTAAAGGCTGGTGATCGCTCAGGTGCGTGTTGCGCAATGGATCATGTTCGCCGTCTTCAGTCGACACGATCCCCGGGGCAAATCGAGCGGATGGAGCGCCGCATAGGAGGTTGCCGTGGGTAACGTGGTATCAATTCAGCAGGCGCGTATGAAGCGAAATCAGGCCGGTGGTGAGGAGGTTCTGGACGGTGGTTACATCAAGCTGTCCAGGCGCATTCAGGACTGCGCCTTCAAGCGGGATCCTGATCGGTTCGCGCTGTGGGTGCATATGCTGCTGGAGGCTTCACACAAGCCCCACAAGACGATAGTCGGCGGTCAGACGATTGAGTTGCAGTCAGGGCAGTTTGTATCGGGGCTCCGTGAGCTTTCGGATGAGACAGGCGTGTCTTTCCAGCGAGTACGGACCAGCATTGAGTATTTCGAGCGTGAGGGCATGATCACACGCGACACCTCGAACCGTGCTGGGACTGTATTTTCAGTCGTCAAATATGCCGCTTATCAGGGCAAAAAAGGCGATTTTTCCAACACACCAGCAACACACCAAATCAACACACCAGCCAACACGCCAGAGGCCAGCAATCACGCGGCTTTGAGCGAGAGCGCAACACACCAACCAACACACCAGCAACACACCGAAGCAACACGTATACAAGAAGACAATAAATATACTTCTCCTTACGGAGAAGAGTGCGAATCTGGCGATTCGACACGCTCTGCGTCGGCGGAAAAATCATCTCGATATCCGTCATGCCCTCACCGTGAGTTGCTGGCTCTTTGGGCAGAGGTGATTCCGGAGACTGTCCAGCACAACCCCAGTGAGTGGAGATCTGGCCGAGCGGGGTACAAAGCGCTGGCGGCTCGTTGGAAGGCTGGTTTCACGACCATGAAACGCGATGGCGTCACACCCCTGTACACCGATCGGGAGAGCGGGATGGCTTGGTGGCGGTCGTTTTTCGAGTATCTGCGCAAGTCTGATTTCCTGATGACCAAGTGCCGGCCGTTTTGCCTGGAGTGGGTGGTCAAGCAGGAGAATTACCTGAAGACCAAGGAGGGCAAGTTCCATGACAAGCCCTGAGTACGATTACAGCTACGAGCAGCTGGAGATGGCGGGTGCTGCGCCGGCATACAGCATGGAAGCAGAGCAGGCGGTACTGGGCGCGCTGCTGATGACGGGTAACCCAGATGCTGTGGACGCGCAAGACGTAGCCGACATGCTGCAACCAGAGGATTTCTACTCCGGCCTGCACCAGGATGTGTACGCGCTGATTCTGAAACGCATGGGCACCCGCGAGCCATTCGATGCGGTGATCCTTTCCGAGCTGCTGGATACCAAGCACCTCAGCCCTGCTGATCGCCTGACCTACCTCGTCAATCTGGCCCGGAACACGCCGAGTGCTCGCAACCTCAAGGCCTATGCCAAGGTGATCCGCGAGAGGTCGATGGAGCGGATAGCGTGCCAGCGCCTGCGCACGGCACTTGAGTTGATGCAGTCAGGTGATGGTGAGGCCTTGGAGCGTATTGAGCGGGCCAATTCGCTGCTGGCCGATATCACCGCTGAGTCGGCTTCTGATGCCAATCACTTGGTTGGCATGACCGAGGCTGTGAAGGACTACGTTGATTTTCTGGAGTGGCGTTTCGAGAACCCAGGCATTCACGGCCTGACCACCGGCCTTGAGCGTTTGGATGCTCGGTATCAGGGCTGGAAGCCAGGCGATCTGGTGATACTGGCCGCACGGCCAGCGATGGGCAAAACCACCATGGCGCTCGGGATCGGCGCTCATGTCGCCATGCAGAACAAGCAGACCTTGGTTTTCTCGCTTGAGATGCCGCGCCGTCAGTTGGTGCAGCGCCTGATGGCGTCTGTGGGGCACATGCCTCTGAGCCGCCTGAAGGATGCCAGTGTGCTGAGTGATATGGATCACAGCCAGAGCCTGACGGTCACTGCTCGGCGTCTGATCCAGTCGAGCATGCTGATTGATGACACCGGCTCTCTGGATATCGCTGATCTTCGCAGTAGGGCTCGAGTGGCTCACAAGCGTAAACCGGTGGATCTGATCATCGTGGATTATCTGCAGCTGATGACTGACCGCACTGAGCGCGACCGATTCCAAGTGGTGTCCGCTGTTTCCCGAAAGCTGAAAGCTCTGGCCAAGGAGCTGGGCTGTGTCGTGCTGTGCCTGAGCCAGCTGTCCCGTAAGTGCGAGGAGCGCAACGATAAGCGACCCATGAACTCCGATCTGCGTGAGTCCGGTCAGATCGAGCAGGATGCCGACATCATCACCATGTTGTACCGCGATGAGGTCTACAACGAGTCGAGCGAGCGCAACAAGGGGCTGGCTGAAGCGATTACCACGAAGTTCAGGGACGGAGAGGTGGGCACCGACTATCTGGCGTTCCTCGGCGCACAAAACCGATTTGATAATTTGTCTCGCATGCCGGAACCACCTCAGCAGCAGGTGCCAGCACAAAGGGGGTTTGAATGAGCACTGAAGCGCGTATCCATGAGCTGGAACAGAAGCTCAAGCTGGTCGAGGAAATCATCCAGCAGGCTGTCACCAACAAAATCAGCGTCGGCGATCTGACCGGTGGTGGTATCGGTGAGGTGCTGAATAATCGGACAGTCTGCGGCGTGACCCGCTACAACAATTTGGAGGCGGTGATTATCCCGATCCACCTGCTGCGGAGGTATCGAGATGGCTAACTCAATCACGATCCGGACAGGCGAGCAGCAGCGACCGCTGATGATGCGCGTCTGGCAGATGGTCACCGAGATGATCAAGGGTGGGCCGGTGGTGATAACCCTGACACGGGAGAGCAAGACCCGTGAAATGGAGAAGAAATATCACTGCATGATCAACGATATCGCCAAGCAGGTGACGTTCTTCGGTACAAAGACCTATGCGCCGGAGGTCTGGAAAGCATTGCTCGTTGACCAATTTGAGCAGGAAAAGCTGGGTATGGGTGAACCACTGACGCATCCCGGCCAGCTGATCACCAGCATGGATGGACGGCGCACCATCACCGTTCGGCCAAGCACGACACAGTTCCGAAAGCATGAGGCGGCCGAGTTCATTGAGTTTCTGTATGCGCAAGGTTGCGAGATGAGAGTGAACTGGAGCGAGCCGGCACTGGCTGTGTACCAGGAATACCGGGAAGCGACGCAGGGGAGGTCGGCGGCATGAGTGGCTTGTTTGGAACAGAAGTGGTGCGATCGCCGATTAAAAGCGTTGAGTGGTACACGCCTGCATGGGTGTTTGACGAACTCGGATTGCAGTTCGATCTGGACCCGTCCAGTCCCCACGACATGGTAACGGCGGTACCGGCGACCACCAAATACACCATTTTCGATGATGGGCTCAGCAAAGAGTGGCACGGGCGTGTGTGGCTTAACCCGCCATATGGGAAAGAGACGCCACAGTGGATGAATCGCATGATTGCACACGGAAATGGTGTTGCATTGGTATTCAGTCGGACAGATGCCAGTTGGTGCCAAGCGGCCATGAGGTCCGCAACGGCGATGCTGTTTGTTCAAGGCCGGATCGATTTTGTACCCGGCCGGGAGAACCAGCACAAAAAGAGCCGGAGCGGCGCAGGTACGGTGATGTTTGCATGGGGTAGTGAGTGTGCCTCTGCATTGGAGCGCATGAGCGATCGCGGTGTTTTTATAAGCAATACAGCGATGGAGGCAGCATGATCGAGTTCATCGTTCCCGGCAACCCGCAGGGCAAAGGGCGTCCGCGTGTGGGGCGTGTTGGCGGCCACGCTCGAATGTTCACCCCGCAGAAGACCGTGGCGTATGAAAGCCTGATTTCGCTGGCGGCACAGCAGGCGATGGAGAAGGGCAGCATCCAGCCACTGCAGGGCCCTGTACTGCTGCAGATGACCATGCTGCATGCGGTACCGAAGTCGTGGTCGAAGAAGAGGCGTGAGAAGGCACTGACCGGTTACATCATGCCGACGGTGAAGTGTGACGCGGATAACTGCCTCAAGGCGGTGTGCGATGCGCTCAACGGTGTGGCCTGGCGGGATGATACACAAGTGGTGGATGTGTTTCTGACCAAGCGGTATGCCGAGGATCCGCAGGTGCGGGTGAAGATTTCGCCGGTGGATGCAGAGCCGGCGCAGGGGAGGGGCTGAGAGGATGGACTTGGATGATCTGATTCACATTTATGTAACGGGCTGCAATGCAGATGACTTGCGCGATATGGTTGCGTCAACCGGCTACAGGTCTGTGATGTCAGAACTGCACAAGAATCAGGGCCTCATCGCCAGCGGAGGCGGTGGTGGTTCTCATGATGCGATGATGGTTGCGCTGGTTGATCGAATGCCTGGACGATACGCGCCCCAGATCATCGACACGATCAAGGCAGGGTTCTCGGAGTTGTATCGAGCCAACCCGCTGCGCTATGAGGTCGTGATCTGTGATCACACGGATCGAAGGCCCCGGGCGCAGAAAGCGGAGTCTCTGGGGATCACGGAGATCAAGTTCAAGAATGAGCTTCGGACGGGGCGGGAGTATCTTGGCGTGCGGTTTATTGATCTGCTGCTGCAGCGGCAAGAGATTGCTTAACAGGCTGTTGAAAATCTGACAGACTTCAACAGCCATGTTTGTTTTTTGATCAATTCTGGCGCCGCTTAATCGTGTTTTCGGACATTTTTGGCTATATGTTCAGTGCTCAGCGGCCATTCCTA